ATAATCGGCTCGACTACCGCACGAAAGTCTGTACTGCGCATTGGGGTTGCCATGTGCTATATCCTTTCGTTATTAGACAGATGCCGAGTTGGCAGCGAATGTGTTGTTGGAAATTACAACTTGAACGATTGTGTTAGCATCGCCCCAAGCATTTGTGCTACCTGCTGGGTATGCTGTTTCACGACCGAGACCAACTACACGAACCTGACCTACGTTACCAGAACCAACTGGTGAAGCCGCGAGAGCAGTTGTGGAGAAGCCAGCGCCACCAGTACCAATGGTATAACCATCAGTTACAGCAGAACCAGTTGTTGTATCGAAGTTGTATTCTTGGCCAATTGAGTTAGCGCTTGCAGAACCGTTAACTTGAATTTCATAGACCAATGCTGGGTCTTGGAAAATCCAGAAAACGATTTGAGTAGCAGCAGCTAAAGAAGTGGCAGAGATTGATTTACCGACAGTACGACGACCTTCAGCGGTAGTATATTCTACACCGTCGAAAGAGCCATACACTTTACCAGTACCAGATGCGGTTGCATTGGCAATGGTTAATTGGCCTAAAGAAGTGATAGCCACAGGTGTGTACTGATAAAACGCTACTTGACTTCCGGTGAGGGAGTAAGGAGCTGTGTACGCACCACCAGTTGTGCTGGTGAGGTTAAAATTGTTGGTGCCAACGAATGGAACCGAACGATCTAAACCACTTGGATGGTATGCAGGCTTCAGACCAAAGGGTTGAAATACTGTAGACATAGTCTATTTTTCCTTTGTGTTTGTTTTGAAGTTTGTTATTGGAAGCGAATATTACTATTTGCTTTTCTGGCTTCCTTGTCCATTTCCAAAAGACCTCCTTCAAGAATCGATCTGCCACCTTTACTACCTTCCGCAGCACCACGAACTTGCTCCGTGATATTACGTTGGTGCTCGAGAGGATCCTCGAGGTGGAACATCTTCATCACTTCCTGATAGACTTCTTCTGGTAACTTAAAGAGAACCATTTCATTACAACTAATACAGCCTTCAAACTTGCCCGAGCTCATTTTACCTAGTGCTTCAAAGCCTGTTCCTAATTCTCCGGCTTTCACTGGTTCATAACCCAACGCCATGCGTTTGTCGATACTGTCATAATTATTTGTGGTGGATAACCAGCACAAATGATACCCCGGGATTGCATCCTTGGGTAAATCTGGCAAAGCAGAGTTTTGCCATCTATCGCGGAACGCTTCGATACGCTCCCTATTTGATATATCTTCTGAACTTTCTGATCTCGCTTTTACTTCCGCTACGCGGTCAAGTAGGCGGTCATCTAAGTCACGTTTATTTCTTGGATTTGTTGCCATTTTAGTTTACCTTTTAGTTACGGTTTTGTTTGTCAAATTGAGCGTATGCGCGAATCATTTTGGCACGGCGCGCTGGGTCGTCCCATGCACCTGCTTCTTTGATCGCTTCAACGCGCTCTCTACTGAGGGTGATAGTGTTCGCATTTTTGCTGCTAGGGTTTGTAGTACGACTAGAAGCCGTTGGCCCTGTATTGCGATTCTTTTTTTCACCTTTTGACGCATACCGATGAGGTAAACGAGACTGCAAACGGCTGTCTAGCTCCTCCCAGTACTCGGGGTCGGCTGGATCCCATCCATCTGCAGCTAATTCTTGGTCGATTACCTTGGCAATTTTACTATCTGTATCTCTTGCCTCTGGATCAAACCATTTGTTCTTTTGTAACCAACCATCCGCATTTTTACGAACTTCTGATGCGACTGGATTTGGTACGTTTTGTTTTGGTTGCTTGGCCTCTTCCAACTGCTGTTTTTTGTAAGCCTGTATTTGAGCTAAACGCAGCTTGGCGTCTTGTAGCTGTTCTAAATACTCGGCTTGGGCAACAGCGTCTTGGGCTTGAGACGCTTGCAACAACTTCATTTTTGCGTATTCAACGCGGGTATGTTCATCATCTAACGCTTTGTCCACTTGGGCAAATTTGAAAGATGCTGAAGTATTCTCTACTTCGGCTAAGCGTCGCGCTAACTCTTCGTTGCGGCGCTCAAGCGCTGTAATCTTGTTTCGAGCAGACTCGTCACGTTGCTTTTTGAGCTCTTTCTTTAACTTACGCTCTTTGCGACGGGCTTCACGGATTGCTTCACGCTCTTCGTCTGTTTCGCCTTCTTCCGCTGCTTCGTCGTCTTCACGCTCTTCTTCAGTGCGCTCGTCTTCGTGCTCTTCTTCTTTTTTAGGCTCTTGTACTTCTTCGCCTAACAGATGCTCATCATCTGGTTCAATGGCAGCAACAACTGTGCCATCTTCTTTCTCCTTGATAGGGAGAATCTTCTCTTCTTTTTCTGACATACTTTTATCCCAAAAGTTATTAATCTACAAACGCTTTTTGACGTTGTGCGTGTGCAAAAGACTTGATCTTACTGATGATCTCACGTGCCTGTACGGTAATAAACACTACAGGTGCGTCGCCATCTTCGGGGTCAATTACCACCCGATCGCCACCCCATTTGATAGAACGTACGATATCACCTTCTTTGCACCATGGGCCTTCGGTCCAATAGCTCAAATCATCAAGGTTACGATACGCCAAGGGTCCTACTTGTCGGACCTTGCAAACGACTTCATTGTATTTAATGGTGTCGCGAGTCTCTTGAACGAGAACAATGCCACCTTTTGAAGTTGTTTTCTCTCTACGGAGTTGGAGTAAAACGCGGTCTCCTACTACTTCAATACCATGATCTATTTCAGGAAATACTTCATCTTCCGTCCGTAAATCTGGATCGTCTTTCATCTTTACATCAAACAATTTTCATTGCTCCTAGATCTTTACAGATCGTCGTCATCCTCTGATAGGATTTGGTTAATAATATCGAGGGCGTCTGCTAGCCCCTCGCGTTTGCCCACCATTCTCTGATAAGTTTCAAAGTTGTGGACATTGACGGCCGATGCTATGGCCTGTGTCAATTCTTTGTCAGCGCTTTTCAAGCGCTCAATTAGTTCGGAAATTAAGTCCTTCATATAACCATCTATACAAGAAACTTAAACTTTCCGCCCTAAATTAATAGAAATTACCGCCGCCGATTTCGTTCAGGTTCTTATCTGGACCAACTTTAGAAGGTTTAGCCATCTTAGCTTGCGCTGCGCCAATCTTCCAGTTGTTATCACGATGTGAGCCAGAGTTGCCCTTATCGATGGAGGTTACGCCAGTATCGCCACCAGCGCTTGCGCTAGCAGACGCTGTTTGCTTGTAGGTTTGACGGAAACCTAATTCATCTTTTGCCATTATTGTTCCTCAGTGGGTTGTTGTGGTGGTTGTAAAGCAGTTTGTTGCTGATTTTGTTGCAGTTGTTGTGCATGTTGTTGCGCTGCAAGCTGGGCCTGTGCTTGATACTGTGCATCTTGCTGCGCTTGTTGCTTAACCATGTTTGCTTGAGCTTGGAAGTTCTGTTGCTCGATTGCCAAGCCATGCTGACGGATGTCTGCGTTGGACGCATTGATTGCTTCCATAGCTGACAAGTCTTGTTCGTGCTCAAGTTGCATCTGTTGAGCATCCATTTGGGCGTTAGCAGTAATCATAGCAACACGCTCTCTTGCCGCGTTGTTGATGTTAGCCATGGCGATATCAGTTGCGTTGCGCTGGTTATCAATACTGGTCTGTGTTGAGTACTTAGCTTGCAATTCCTGAACTTTTTGCTGCAACTCAGCCACTTTAAGCTGATAAGATTGCTGTGCTTGCTGCATTTCGGACTGAATCTTGGTCTGGAACTCTTGTGTCTTGCGTTGTGTCTCAGCCATTTGAGTTTTAAGCAATACCTGAGCAGTAGGATCGGCATTCATCGCGTTCATCTGCTGAGCTTGTTGCATTTGCTGTACTTTTTGTACCAATTGCTGGATTTGTGGCTGGATTGGCGCAAATAACTGCTGAGAATCCTGCTGAACTAACTGAGCTGCCAATGCTAAGGCTTGTTGGGCCTCAATATCCAGTGGTTTCTCTTCATTTAACTTAAATGCGTCTTCTCCGTTGGCTGCAGTAGCCACAGTAGCGCGCATAGACTGCAAATAGTGCAGTGTTAAGTGTTGTTTAAGGTGCTCAATAGCGTGTGGTGCAAAAGTTGGCCCAATTAATGGGTTGCCACCGTAGTTTGGATCCTGAGCATAGGCCATGTGAACCTTAATGTGGCTAATATGGTCTTGATCTGGGTAAGCAGCGGCTGGTCGGCCCATAGTCATCGAAACGTTTTCGAGTGCTGGGTTCGATTCTTTAACACCATCTGGGTTAGGCATCACTTCGTTGATAGCTGGAACCTTAAGTTGCTTAAGAATCCGGTTATAAACGGCGTGCATGTCAAACATACCGGGTGGCGCGCTGCTTGCCATCTGTAAAACTGCCTGAGCTTGAGCTAAACGCTGTGTCTCAGAGAAAATATTGGGGTCAGATACTGGACGAATGTCGTTATTTTCAGCAAAGAAGCGAATTTCTACTTCTGTGCCGGACTCATTGTCCATTTCTTCCAAGTACCAGTGGTCAATTCGTGACAGAATTGCCAATGATTTAGCTTGGGCGCGGTGTAAACGTGCGTGAATGCTAGAAAATACCTTAGCACCCTGTTCAATTAACGCCTGAGTTGTACCAACTGGGGTATTAGAGTTAACTTCACCAATTTTTTCTTCGGCAGTTGTTACAACACCCTTAGCTGCGGTGGTTAACCAACCGAGTAAGTTGTATAAAACGCTAGATGGCTGGTTAAATGGCAAGGGCATTGCCAATTTACGGACGTCATCAACGCCGGGAGCGCCTTCAATCTCAATAACTTGAGTTGGTTCTATTCGGTCAGACTGTCCTCCAATGCGGCCACCCTTGAGTTTAAGCATTGTCTGGCTGTTGTTGATATGAGCAGCATCAAGTAAAGCGCGCAAAGACCCGGTAAGAGCAGCAGCAAGGCCACCAATAAGATGAGGGAGTCCAATAGCGTAAGCTCCACGCCAAGGAATAAACTTGAACTCAACGTACCAATCCAGTTTTGTAAGTTTTTCATCGCCGTACGCCCAGTTGCGGTAGAGAGCTAGTACTTTTCCGCTAGACTCATCGATAGTTAAAATGTAAGGCGCGCGTTTTCCTTCGGTTTCTGGATCATCATCCAAGCGCTCGTAGCAAGTAATCTCATAAATACGACGTACACCATCGATATTGACAGAAGGAATGCTCTTACCTTCAATCTTATCGTTAGCCATCTGTGACCGAGTTTGTTGCTCGGTGTCAATTTCTGCCGTATAGTTTGCGTTTTCAAGGTCAATGTAAATACCTTGATCAATACGTTGCTGATATGTGTCTTCAGTAATGTCTTGCACCTCAGTAACGCGCTGAGATGTGTAAAAGTTTGTTGTTGAATATGGCAACAACATATTGTCAATTGGAATCCATTCGCAGATTGGACGCTTTTGCTCCATATCAAAGCGCCATTTAAGATACTGCGAACCACCTAATGGTAGTTGAGTGAGCAACTGCTCCATCTCATCGCGGTACTCTGGCACTTGCTCGGTGAGCTGCCAGTTCATAAACTGCGCTTTTTCATCAGCAATTTTTAAACGCTGACGATCTGCTGGGCCTTTTATTTCAGATTTAACAATTCCATCTGGAGGTAAAAGCTCTCGAGAAGCACTTGCTGCGAAATCCACGCAAGACTCTGCCATAACTGGGTGCACAACCTTACTTGCTCCGTCGAAGGTAGCTCCACCGGGAGCATCTTTACCCAATCCTGTGCGGCGTAATCCATCTTCATACTGTTTATCTCTTTCTTTGCGAGCTTCACGGTCAATGTCAATGTATTCTAAATACTGGTTTGCAAGCGCATACAACACGCCATCATCCAAAGTTTCTGCTAAGTTAGCATAAAACTCTGGGCGCTCTAACGGGCTTTTAGTTGGTTTGTAGTTAACGACAACTGAACCGTCATCTAATTCAATAATGTCCTCTTCAACATTATCGTCATCGTCCATACCAAGGTCTTGCTCGATCGCATCTAACTCTTCTTGTTGCTCTTCACCATCAAGAATATCTCGATTAGCATCTAAGCCGGGCAAATTAGCACCTTGTTGTAATGGGATTTTTGGATTTGCCATAAATTATTTTTGGAATCTATTTACATTAAAGATGCTAGGATTATACATCGCATCGTGTTGAGCTTTCTTGGCGGCCTCATGTTGCTTTTCTGCTGCCATCTCAGCTTCATGTTTTCTGTAACCTGCAATTGTCGAGTCACCAACTTCTGGTGAGTATGCTGCAAGTTGTGGTGCAATAAATGCTGGTGTCCAAGGCAACACGGCGCCAGCTACATCGCCAGCAGATCCAAGAGCCTGACCATAGTTTCCTGCGCGTGCGCTTGAAATTGCGGCTCTAATATCAGGAATAGCTGGTGCTGCATATAAACCATGAGCTGCAATACTAGGAGCAGCTTCCATCAAACTACCGCCTATCGCGTACTTTTTTGGCTCATAACCATGCACAATCATTTCTGCTCTGAGGTCATCTGGGTGTACATTACCGCCATGTTTAAATGGTAGTGCTGGGCCTAATTCTTGCTCTGCAGCAATACCGGGGAACTTAGCAGCCAAGTCGCTTGGGCTAGCATTTACCGCAGTGCGGGACATGCCAGAGTCAATCGCTTGTTGTCTCCACTCAGCCAGTTTAGCTTTCTCGGCGGCAGTTAATGTGCCGCGTTTGGTTGGTGGGCGCTCAGCAAAAATAGCAGCGCCCTTGCCAGTGTAATCATGACCAGCTACGTTAAGATTTGCAATCGCTGCGTTAACTTCGTCTTCGGTTGGCTGACGACCTAACTGTTCGCGCAAGGTTGATTGGATATTGGTTGGTAACTTAGCCGCTTCAATCTTAGATGCCATGTTGGCAAAGAAGTCAGCAGATGGTGTAGTAGATTGGCCGGGATAGTCACCGGGGCCAACATTAGCAACATCACCATAAACGCCTTGGTTTTCTAATGCAGCTTTGTTTTGCATCAAGTCATCGATGCTTACAGTAAATGGTTTTTGGCGTGTGCGTGATGGCGAACGGCCAGTCATTGCTTCTGTGAGAAATGGATCGCGTGGATCAAATGCCATCTCGTTAGTTGTTTCGCGTTCAAACCGTTTTGTTTCTGGATTCCATTGTGGTGGAGAAGTTTCGTAATTACGAACGCGGAAATTTTCTGGCGTAGTTCCAAAAGGATCACCAGTATAGCCAGCAGCTTCTTCAGGAGTAATTAAACCTTTAGCTTGGTTTGTGCTCTGAACGGGTAAATACGCACGTCCTTCAGGATCGACTAGTTTGTCTTTTGCTGGGGTTGTTGCTTCCAAACGACGCTGCAATTCTTGCGCGTGCGCTGGACTCATTTGGTTCATAGGTTTAGAAAACTCATTAGCGTGAAATTCAATCTTCGCTAAATCTTCTGCGGTAGGTTTTCTTCCCATCATCGCAGGAAATCTTTTAACTGTTTGCTCGTACAACATACGAGCTCCAGCGGTCATTTTGGATAAATCGGGCACGAAAGTGTCTCCTGCGTGTTAAATAAGGTGGCTATATCTATCTATACAAGAAACAACCCAAATCCGCCCTATGCCGCGTAGGGATTGTACCTTTTACGCCCATCCTCAGCGTAATCATAATCCCGTGCTGGCAGAGGATCTAACTGCAACCAACCGGAGTCACGCAAGACTCGCAACGCTTGTGACAGAGAGTCCACATAGTCATCATGGCCGCCTGCCTCTGGAAACGAACACACTTGGCGCATGAAGCGTTTAGTCCAGTCAGCGTACTCACCTTGCTTAGTTGGTTCTTCGGGGATGTAGACTTTACCCTTAGCAATCAGCGGGGCCACGATGTTCATCCGCTGCACCTTATCGGCGCGTCCCGGATTGTACGCTCGTACTGGAACACCAGAGCCTTGTAGTTCTTGGATCAGTGAGATACCAGCGGACTTATCTTCCATGAGGATCATGTCTGCCTTACGTCCCTTGGCAAACGTATTGTCTGCGCCATACACCACTTCTTTAAAATCACTTACAACTTTCTTACGCAGCTCAGGATAAGACAGATGGTCATCCCAAGCATCTAGCAAAATGACGCATGTTCCTATGTCAGGGTTTTCGAAGATTCCCCAGACTGTGCAGGCGGTGGGGTCGTTGTGGGTTTTCTCGGAAGTCGCAGGGTCATAAGAAGCAATAACGTATTCAAGCGTGGGGGTTTCACGCTTAGCAGGCCACATCTTAAACCAACGACGTTTAACGATGCCAGTATCTTCTGGGTCGAGAATCTCACCATAAATCTCCTGTTTACCGAGGTCCGTGCCCTCGTAGGTTTCCAACTGCTTGAAGAAGGTAGCGGATAAGTTTTCTCGGTTATCGTATGAACTAGCGTTGGAGACATACACATCACCTCCAACCTTACCTTCGTTTAAATCAACAATCAATTCACGCGGTTTAGGCGTGGTCGTAATTATTTGCTGGACGCGTGTGATCCTTGGGTCTTTAAGACGCAGTGTGAACTGCACGCCGTCGTAGGCGTCGTCGATGTATTCGAATGCGCAGAGCTCGTCAAACCATGCCCCGTGGAACTGTTTACCACGGTAACGTTCTGGCTCTGAGGCCGGGATGCCTTGGATGATGGAGCCGTTGATGAGGGTGATTTCGAAGAGGGACTTGTTGTAGTCTTTGATGAGGGACTGAGGGATGATATTGAGGAGTCCGGAGTCTCCTTCGAAACACGTGGCTCTAATATCATTTGAAGTTGGTGCAGTGACAAGCCAGCGGGTCTCGCTGTATTGCCAAGCACGAATACCAATCCAATGACTAGCAGTGTGCGTTTTACCAGAGCCGCGGCCTGCGAGCATAAGGAATGTGTCATATTCTCCATCTTCGGGTTCTCTTTGATGTGGTAGTGCCTGAAGCTGCCATTTGAATTGCCAGAGGGCTGCTTCGAGTTGTGGCTTGGGCCAGTGCCTGTTTGTCTTTGCAAAGTTCGCTAGAACTTTTTCCTGTTCAGGGGTTAGCATATTCCGATAAATCCTTCGGTTCCAATAATGAAAGGCGCCTCGGCCTCAATGTGCACGCAAGGCATTGCCTCCGCTTCTTCAATGTCTACGATAAACCTACGTTTATATCCAATGGCGCGGGGTTTGGGTTTTTGTTTAGGGTTAAGTTGTAAGTCAGTTTTAAAATATAAAAAATGCACCTTAGAGACTTTGTTAAAACTGGTGCGGGTCTTAATACCAAGCGACTCAACCATGGACTGTATGCGGCGCAAGAAGTGAATGTCTTTGGTCTTAAACTCAATGTAATCGTTTGCTGCGTTGTAACAATTGTCGCGGTATTCAAAAAATCCTTTTAAGAACTCTATGCGCTGTTCTGGTGCGGCCATGATATATTCTTCTGGCACCTTAGTTGGAATAGACACATGGCGTGGGTCAGTCAAGAAAGACAAACCAATGTGAGGCCGAATCTCAAACCGCGTCTTTGGTCCGTTGGCGCGGATCTTGTGGATTGTGAATCTGTTAAGCCGCATCTGACGCTCAAAGGTCTTGAGTTGCTCTTTACGCACCCAGATGGTATCGGTGCGGCGCATCTTGCCAAACCACACACCTGCCACAAAAGGCGGCACTGCCAGTGGGCGTATCGGATACTGGATTGGCTCGGCGGTAGGAATCGAGAACTTCTTGGTATTGCCTTCTGAGTACAACCCCGCTTCCAACATCTCTGTAATGGTTTTGCGGCGCAACTGGGCGCGGCGCTTGGTATTCATCGTGCGGTCCTTGCGATTGTTAAACTCGCACAGGTTGATACGATACTTTTTGTCTTCCAAGGGCAGCGTGAGGTTTTTATCACCACGGATCACAATGCCGTCGTCTAGCACTACCTTGTAAGTCTTGGTGGGGTTGATATCCTGCACCAAGTAAATCTTCTTAGGTTTGCCATCGAGTCCGTAGACATAATCGCCGGGTCGTAGGTCTTTTGCTTGTAGCCAGAGGTTGGTAGTTAAAACTGGTGTGTTGGCGCTAATTGCCATGCGGGACATTCTCCAATACCCATTGGTCTAGCCATCGATTCATAGGGTCACGGAGTTTATTGAGAATGGCGTTGGGCAACTTGCGCATATCCACGCGCTCCGTAACGGCAAGACGAAACTTCATATACGCAAGCAATTCGCGGCTGAAGATTTCAGCAGGAATGTCCACGCTATCAAAAAAGGTGGCTGTGCAAAGAAACACTCGGAATCCTAGCACATCATGGTTAACGTTTTCCAACGCTCCCTGTATTTGATAAACATAAGTCGTCATGAATCTAACTATACAAACAACTAGCAAGTTTCTGCCTATATCCAAAAATATCCCTAAAAGTGTCACAGGTTGCTCGGGTTGCACGGGTATTTCCAAGTCGATGGGGGGTACCATACTTTTTACTTTTCTTTTTAAAAAATAAAAAAGTAGGAAATAGTTGAGCAACCTGTGACACTTTTGCACTTTACTTAATATAATCAATGACTTATGAACAATAGTTAAAGTAAACTAGTTGTGACAGAATGAAACCTGTTGATTTTTATAAAAAAAATTTTAGAGAAGTCGTTTTTCTAAAAAAGTGGGTGGGATTTATACAAACTTGCGGTCTGTGGGGCCCCCCGCCGCCCCTCCCTCGACGGGACCCGTTCAGGGTGTGTGGTTTATAAGCAACGCCCCCCGTCCAGCAAGGAGGGCCACGTAAGTGAGTACTCACTCACCCCAGCGCGCCCGCTCCGCCTCACTGGCACGCCAGCCACCGCGCCGAGCCAGCACGCCGACACGATGGTGCAGTGCAACATGGCAACAAGGCACCGAGGTCCAGCGCGCCTGTGTGGGTAAGTGAGTACTCACTAACTTAGGGGCGCGGGCACGCTGGCACCATGCCAAGCCATTAAAGAGCCATAGCGGGGCGCGCGCCTGAGTGGCTGGGTGGGTACTCGGCAGTGTGCCATCGTGGCACTGTGGGCGTCCTGATGCGCGTGCGAGGGGTTGTGGAGGGGTGGACCCTGAGCCATAGCTATACAGTAGCAACCCCGCTCCCACCGCGCCCCACTATCTACCACATTGTCCCACCAGTCAGACACCCCGCTTTGACCATAGTAGTAAGCAGTTCCAATCAACCACCAAAGGAG